GAATGGCCTCCAGATCGCCCTCAAAGCCGTATTCACCCGCCGGCGCCTTCCCATCACTGGAGCCCGGATAAGCCCCGTAGAGGAGCCCCTGACGGCCCCAGAGGACCTCATACCCCGCTCCGGTATCTGACAGCCCGAAGCCCTTCACATCGCCCCACAGGGCCTCTGGGACGCGGAACAGGTACTTCGCCGCGTTGGCCTTGGTGCTGGTGACCTTCGGCGCCCCCTCCAGCGTCTCGCCCCATTTCTTCAACAGCCGGGAAAGGTTGCGATCCACGTCGAGAATCACGAGTCCCGCGCTGCGAGCCCCGGTAAAAACCCCAACCGCCTGGAACACCTCAGGCCGCCGCTCAATCTGCAGAGCAACGTCAGCCGGATTCAACACTTGATGGTGGCTGCGCTCCAGCGGCGCCTTCCCCTTTGACTCCTTACCGGACTGGAGCTTGCTGCCAGCGCAGTAAATCGGTGCGTACGCCATGCCCTCCGGCAACTGGCGCACGAAATTCAACAGCTCTTGCGTCGCACGAGACACAGTGTTAGACTCCTACAGGAATGTTTGACTTGCGCCCTGGCCGCCTTCCGCGGCTGGGGCGTTTTACTAGGCTAGCCGTCCCGTCAATCCCGTGTTACTGTCATAGACGTTGCCCTCGGGCGACCACCAAAACACCGGAAACCACAATGCCTTTCCTTTCCAAGCAAGCCTCTGCTGCTGTTACGTCCAACAGCACCGGCGGCGGCTACCTCAGCCTCAGCAAGCTCCCCGACGGCGGTTCCGTCCGCTTCGCGCTGCTGACCGACGAACCCCTGGAGTTCTACGAGTGCTGGGGCCAAGCCAACGGCGCCTCCAAGCCCTTTCGCTTCGACTACGAGCCCACCCATGAGGACGTGACGACTGAGATGGGCGATTTCGAGCCCCGCGAAGGCCGCGGCGGCCCTGGCACCGCCGACGTGAAATTTGCCATCGCCTGCCCGGTCTACAACTACGAGTCCGGCAAAGTCCAAGTCCTGCAGATCACCCAGAAGTCCATCCTCAAGGAAATCGACCAGATCTCCCAGATGGAGGACTACGAAAATCTGCTGGAGTGGGACTTTACCATCAGCAAGAAGGGCAGCGGCCTGCTCACCGAGTACACCGTCCGCCCGGTCCCCCGCAAAAAGGGCAGCCAAGAGCACGTCGATGCCGCCTGGCTGGAAGCCAAGGCCGAAGGTTTCGACATCAGCCGTCTGCTGACAGGAGGCAACCCCTTCAAGGCTGCATGACATGGATGAACAGGAAAAAGCCTGCGAAATGTGCCGCCACTGGGACCCTATTTTTGGGGATCCACCAAAAGGGTTTGGGTATTGCCGTCGGTATGCCCCCGGCCCTATAGGAATACGCGGGACTGCAAAACGTTTTGTAACCGTCTGGTACGAAACCGAATGGGACGACTTTTGTTCTGATTTTGAAGGCAAGTAAGCCGATCTAGGCCCCTTTAACCGGGGGCTTTTTATTGCCAACCCTCGCTTGACTAGGTAATCTATTGGTGGGACAAACTATTCAAATGCCTTCCAACACCCAAGACACGCTGGCAGGACTGCGTAAGTGGAGGCTGGAGCAAGACAACAGTGGCCCCTTCCGGGTCTACAGGGACATCAAAGGTAATGTATACCATAGTGTTACACACATCCTGAAGGAAACAAGCGACAAAACCGGGCTGGAGCGCTGGGAAGCCCGCCTGGGACCAGTGGAGGCAAGCTGCCAGCGCAACGTTGCCGCCACCCGAGGCAACATGGCCCACAGTCAGGCTGAATATTTGCTTAAGACTTCGATGCAGCTGGCACGATCCACTGCAAACAAGCGCAACGCGATCCGCTGGGACGATCAGGGACTAGCCCGGATTCCGTCCCCCATCACGCAATGGGCCCTGAAGAGGGTCCGCCCCAACGTCCCCCGAGTTGGCTGGAGCGCCTCCGGCTATGCCCGCAGCCTGTCTGACTGGATCGCCGAAAACGTCACCGAAATTTTCGCCAGTGAATTTTCCATCCACCACCCGGCAGGATTTGCTGGAACGGCAGATGCCCTGCTGGGATTCAAGAACAACTCCATCGTGGTTGCCGACTGGAAAACCAGCGTCGGGCGCAAAACTAAAAAAGATGAAGATGGCCTGGAACGCTTGCCCCCAGGTCATTCATACATCGACCAGTGTGGGGCTTACAGCCTCGGCCTAAAACACCTGACCGGACTGGAACCGACTGGAGCTGTGATCGTTCTGGCCCGCCGTTGTGGAGCGCCAAACATTCACTGGATGACCCCCGAAGAACTGCAGCAGGCTGAGAAGTCATTCATGACCAGGGTGGAACAGTATTACTCCGCTCTCCAGAATCCCACTCCAGTCTCAGCTTGAGACCCGCTGGTACAATGGTTGCCTGAGCGTGGTTCGCACCCACCTCAGGCCGGACAACCTCTCTGACAGGCCGTCATGTCACAGTCTACATACCCTGCTGTCGAGCTTCTCTGGGAGAAGTACAGCTACAACCCATTCACTGGAACGCTGCACAAGCGTAAAAGCGGCATTCAAGTGAAGGGCTTTCCAACCTCGAATAAGCGCGGCTGGTGCATTCATCTGACCTGGAACGGCCAGCGCATTCAGACCAGCTATGGCCGGGTTGTCTACGCCTGGTGCACTGGCGCGTGGCCCATTCATCAGATTGACCACATCAACCGCAACCCACGCGACAATCGCATTCATAACCTCCGGGACGTGACCAACCGGGAGAACTGCCAAAACCGCGCCAACTTCGGCCATTGGCTGGAGCGTGAGCAGTGCTGGCAGGCCCGTATCAGGATCGGCGGCAGGCTTCAATACCTGGGCCGCCACAAGACAAGGGAAGCCGCCCAGCAAGCTTACCGGGAAGCCTGCAGGGCGGCGGGGTTGCCTGTCCTGAGTTAGCTGGAACGCTTCCGGGATGGCTGGGCCTTGCCAGCGTGTGCGCGGCGTTTTTTGTTTTCCACAACTTCCGGCTGGGGATTCTGTGGAAAACCGCCAGCCGCCAGCACCGCCTCAGCGGTGAGGGTCTGCTGGCTGACGCTGGCGCGATCTAAAACCGCCTGGAACGCTGCAACCTGCCGCAGCTTCTGCTGCCTGTTGTGAAGGTCTGGCAAGGTCTCCAGGTTCCAACGACTGGAGCCTACTTTCGAGGCTTCCGCCCGGTGCTCTGACAGCCACGCCAGGACAGCATCATCGCAAGGGTGGTTCTGGGCCAGCCACAGCTTGTCTGCCCATTCGATCTTGAGGCGGCGGGCAGCTTCGCGCTCCGCCTCCCTGGAGCTTTTGCGCTCCCTGGTGGTGGTCCACTCACCGCCACTCATGGCTGGACCTCCAGGGCTTCAACGATGAACACCGGGAGCCCCTTGGGGTCGGCGACTGGCGCTGGGGCCATGGTGATGAGGCCACGGTCACGCAGCGATTCCGCGATTCGGTGGTCACGCTGGGGCATCGCCACGTAATGCGGTCCCGGATTGCGGCGGAGGAAGTTGAGCCAGTTCCGCTGCAGTGGTCCTAGTGGTCTGTTGCCGTAGTGCATGGCCCCCCTTGGTTTGTGGGTTTGCTGTTACATACTACCAGACCACCGCCAGCCCCTAGCCAATCTGTTAAGTTACACAACACCAGACCCAGGTAGCTTGACTGCTGGTGCATGATTGGCAGGCACGACGCACCCACCGACCAGTGGGCCCACCATGCACAACTACACCTCCGAACAGCTGGCACAGTTCCCCTGGATCGCCAGCTGTGACACCCTCAAGGCTCAAGATCTGCTGCCGAAGTTCTGGCAGGTTGCTGAGATGGTGGCAGTGCTGGCAGATCGTCCCCAGCTGCTGAACGCCGAGACGCTCGCCAGCCTGACCAAGTTGGTTGGCGAAGACTCCAAGGAGTCGAACTGGAACGACGAGGAGGCCAACTTTACTCTCGAAGATCTCAGCCTGGCACTTGATGACGCCGCCCCGGCTGGCTTCTACTTCGGAGCCAGCGAGGGAGACGGCGCCGCTTTCGGCTTCTGGCTCGATAACAGCTGGCGCGAAGTGTTGGAGCATTGCGGCTGTGCTTTCGATGCTGACCCCGAAGCGGTAACCGTTACGGTTCAGGAGTTACTGGCTACTGGCGTCGATCCTGACACCTACGAAGACCTTTATCAGGGAGAGGCGGAAGGCTACAACGAGACGGAGGCCGGGGCAGACTATGCCGCTCAGCTGGCAGAAGATGCAGGCATGATCCAAGCCACAGCCCAGTGGCCCCATACGTGCATCGACTGGGAAGAAGCCTGGCGCGAGCTTGAACTGGGCGACGGTTACTGGCTGCAACGGATCAACGGCGCCCAGTGGGCAGTCTTCCGCTCTGCTTGACTGGCACCCCCATCGACTAACGGCCCGGCCACTGTGCCGGGTCTTTTTTATGGGCGGTGGAGGTTAGCATGAGCGCAGATCGTTTGTGATGCAAACCGTGGAGGATTCCACCGGCCAGGAAGTAAACAAACCGCAGCGGCCGTATGGGAAGCGCAATCCTGACGCGGTGATCGAGGAGCGGCGCAAGCGGTTGTACAAGCGGCAGTTGAGCGGATTACCCACGCGGCAGCTGGTGCTAGATCATGCCGATCGTGAAGGCATCGGCGAAATTACCGCTTGGAGGGACTGGGATGCGGTCAAACAGTGGAACGAGGAGGATTGGAGCAAGGATCGCGAGAGTATAGTTTCACGTTTGCAGGGGATGCGGATGCGAGCGATCGAACTGGCCCTTCGGAAGGGTCAGGTGGGATCGGCGCAGCTGCTGATGCGTGACCTTGGCGCAGTGGTGGGCGAGGTCGCACCGGAAGCGCAAGCCGCTGCGGCCCCCGTGCTGCGTGTGGAGATTGACGACAAACGCAACGCAGAGTCTTAGGCTGAGATCCGGCGTCTTAGGTTAAAACAGTAGACAGCTGCAGAACCGGCAGCCACTGCCCTGGCGCGTGCTGCTTCTGTCTCTATACTGTGCAAGACAACAACGGACGCCGACCCATGGCCCACCCCTCCATCAACCCCAAGCTCGCTGCTGGCCTTCTGTTCGCTGGTGCCGCTTGCTGCAGCTTCCTGCCGCTGACCGGCTTCCTCGTGCTGGCTGGTGCTGGTGCGTTGTACTTAGACGCCGCACGCTGAGCCGCTGCGGCTGTTGCAGTCTGTGACAGATCCGACCCTCCCCCTTGACGGGGGGCAGGGTTCGAGTTCTGGCGGGGTGGGAGTGGGTCCCAGGGAACCTACTGATACATTCGCATTTCCTTCTACTGTGCTAAACTAACCTCTTCTGTACTACATCCCCATGTTTTTCCTGCCCCTGGTACTCGCCCAAGTCATCCCCCTGACGCAAGTCAACTCGATGTGCCCCGTCGGCTACTACGGCCAAACCGGCTACTGCATCCCCACCAAGTCCATCAACTCGCATAACCAGTCCATCAACTCCTCCGGCAACACCTGCCCGGTTGGAACGTACCGCAACAACGGCTATTGCACCGGCTACCGCAACCCTTAGGGGGGCAGGGGTTCAATTCCTGTAATACCCTAGAAGGTACCCGTACCCGAAAAAGTGACCGACACGGCTGGAACCCTCTCGCTCCGCTACGCCCAGGGGCAAGTGTTCTCCAGCCGTAAACGCTTCCGTGTCTTGGTAGCCGGCCGCCGCTTCGGCAAGAGCTACCTCTCCTGCATCGAACTCTTGCGTGGGGCAATCGAACGCCCCGGCGAAACCTTTTTCTACGCCGCCCCCACCTACCGCATGGCGAAAGACATCGCCTGGAAGGTACTAAAAAAGCTAGTCCCCAAAGCCTGGATCAAATCCAAAAACGAGACCGACCTGAAAATCGAGCTGGTGAACGGCTCCACCATCGAACTGAAGGGCACTGAAAACGCCATGGCCCTACGAGGCCGCAGTCTGGCTGGCGTGGTGCTCGACGAAGCCGCGTTCATGTCCAGCGACGTCTGGTTCGAGGTCATCCGCCCCGCCCTCGCCGACAAACAAGGCTGGGCATTGTTCATCTCCACGCCCGACGGCACGGCCAGCTGGTTCTACGACCTCTGGTGCTATTGCGACCAGGACGACCCGGACTGGCACCGGTGGCAATTCACCACGATCGACGGCGATAACGTCCCACCGGAAGAAATTGAAGCCGCCCGCGCCCAGCTTGACGCCCGCACCTTCCGCCAAGAATTCGAGGCCAGCTTCGAGAATCTCAGCGGTCTCGTCGCCGTCTCATTTAGCGACGAAAACATCGACAGCGTGGTGCAAGACCTACCGGTCCTACCGCTACTGCTGGGCGTGGACTTCAACGTGGACCCCATGTCCGCCGTATGTGCGGTCAAAAAAGGCGACGTGCTCTGGGTTTTCGACGAAATTATCATGACCGGTGGTGCCACCACCTGGGACCTCTGCGAAGAAATCCAATCCCGCTACGGCGTGGAGCGCCGAATCATCGCCTGCCCGGACCCCACCGGCGGCGCCCGCAAAACCTCCGGCGTTGGCGCCACCGACCACAACATCCTCCGCAAGAGCGGATTTACCGTATCCAGCCCCCGAAATCCCTGGAAAATCCGCGACAAAATCACCTGCGTCAACACCGCCCTCCTCGATGCCTCTGGAACGCGCCGCCTCTTCATCCACCCCAAGTGCAAAGAGCTAATCAAATCCCTCCGCACATTGACTTATGCCCCTGGAACCGGCCTCCCCAACAAAAATCTCGGCGTAGACCACGCATTTGACGCCCTGGGCTACCTCTGCCTGCAAACTTTCAACCTCGCCAAGCCAGAGAACCTCGGAAAGACCTCCTATCGTGTGTGGTAACAGCGTAAAAACCATGGCCAAAAAACCAACTAAGGCCCAGAAAAAGGTCGCCAAGGTCATGCGTGAGTACGGCAAAGGCGAACTGCACTCGGGCAGCAAGAAAGGCCCCGTGGTGAAGTCCCGCAAACAGGCAATCGCCATCGCCATGAGCGAAGCCGGTATGGCAAAACCCAAAAAATCCACCAAAAAAGGTAAGAAGTGATGGCCAAACGCGGTCTTTACGCCAATATCGCGGCCAAACGCAAGCGCATCGCCGCCGGCAGCGGCGAAAAAATGCGTAAGCCTGGAACCAAGGGCGCCCCAACCGCCGCTGCCTTCAAAGCATCCGCCAAAACCGCCAAAAAAGGCAAGAAATAGGCCATGTCCTTATTCGTCCAGACTTCCTCCTACACCAACCCCTTTGTAACCACGGCTCTACCCGTTGGTGTCGGAGATGCTTTTGGACGTCTACGCACATCTAACCCACTTACTCTTTTCGATTCCAGTCACCGGTACCACGACAACGGCCTCTGGGCCACCTCCACCGCCACCGGTGGAACGTCCACGTTCGACGTTAACGCCGGCCTCGTCAACCTCGCCGTAACCACCAGCTCTGGCTCCGAGGTCATCCGCGAAACCACCAAATGCTGCTCATACCAGCCGGGCAAATCCCTGCTGGTGATGTCCACTTTTACACTGAACCCCGCCAAAACCGGCCTCCGCCAGCGCGTCGGCTACTACGGCGCTGCCAACGGCATGTACCTAGAACTTGCCAATAACACCCTCTCCTTCGTCGAACGCAGCTCCTCCACCGGCTCCCTCGTCGAAACCCGCGTCTCCCAATCCGACTGGAACACCGACCCCCTAAACGGCGACGGCCCCTCCAACCTCGAACTGGACATCACAAAGTCCCAAATCCTGTGGATGGACATCGAGTGGCTGGGCCTCGGCACCGTCCGCATGGGTTTCGTCATCAACGGCAAATTCATCCACTGCCACTCCTTCCACCACGCCAACATCATTACTTCAACTTATATCACCACCGCCTCACTCCCCCTCCGCTACGAAATCACAAACACCGCCGCCACAGCAAGCGCCAGCACCCTCAAGCAGGTCTGCTCGACTGTACTTTCTGAAGGCGGCTACGAACTCCGCGGCCTCCAACAAGCCATCGGAACCACCATCACAGCTCCACACGCACTTACCACCGCCGGCACTTACTACCCGGTTATTTCTTTACGTCTTAAAGCAGCTGCACTAGACGCAATCGTCATTCTCACCGCTCTATCCATCCTGGGCGCCAGCGCCAACGCCAACTACAACTGGCGCGTCGTAGCTGCCGCCACAACCACCGGCGGCACTTGGACAAGCGCCGGTAGCGAATCCAGCGTCGAATACAACCTCACCGGCACCGCCACAACCGGCGGCCGCATCCTGGCCCAGGGCTACTTCAGCTCCACCAACCAAAGCACAGCAT